AATAGAATTAAATTGGGACATACTATCAAAAAACATTATCCTGATATCAGAAAAACAATAAATGAGGTTCAGAAATATTGCATTAATGGTGTTTTAACGATTCCAGATATTTCCAAGGTTGATAATTTCGTTGATAGGATTTTAGAACTCCTCTTCAAGAAAAAAGAGATAGAAATCAGAAAATACATCATCGAGAACGAGACAGATTTTAAAGGTGATTATTCTCTATTAATGAAAGGTTTATTTGATGCTGTTTGCGATATCCAAACGAACAATACATTTACCGAAGCAAAGAAAAAAATGTGGCTTGTCGCAATTGGAGAATATATGTACAAATCCGCATTTGTTGTTGACCAAGAGATTAACTTTTATTGTTTGATTCTAGCTCTTGGTGGAATTTTTGAAAATTGAATTACTTTTTGGGAAGATAATTCTTGGTATAGTCCTTTTGGGGAGAATAAACTGAAGGGCTTTTAGCATCTTCAGAGGGCTTAGATGGGATTTTGATATTGTCCATTCCAAGCTCTGTGCTTGTTTTTGTGTCTTTACCGTCTCCAAAATCAGCGGTTCTGGTTTGACGATATGGATCTAGAATGGTTTCTGCGCCTTTTTTAGATGAACCTAGTTCGTTTACATCTGTCGATGATCTGTCATCGTAACGCAGGGCATCTGGAACTGGTGCGAGGTTTACGCCAGTATCAATGTGTTCCAAGATATGCATTGGAACGGTAATGAAGTCATAATAGAGACCTGGTGCCTTTTCTAGCACGATATCGACGATAAATTCACTGCCTTCGTTGTAGATGTTACCTGGCTGGTAGGAAGGACGCACGGTCTTAATACTGGAAACTCTGATATTAAGTCCGCTATTAGCGAAACTTTTAAGTTTTTCTACATAATTTCCACTTTGCTTCTTAAAGAAATCATCACCATATGCTCCTTCTTTGATTTTTACCAAATCACCAACAAGCAATCCGCCTCTGGTGAAGCGTTGAATTGCAGACTCGTATAATTTTGTGAATTTACCCATGATTACAATTATTTATATTTAGCATCGACGATTTCGATAGTTTTATTCTAAATATTTGTATGTCTTCCATTGTAATCACCGAGCTAAACAAATTCCCAAAACAAAGGGATTACACATATAAGGATTTGGAAGTGGATTTGCAGATAAATTATACTAAAAAAAAACCACTTAATGGTGTAAATGAACAATCGGATATTGTGGTTGATTATGATGCTGCCGCTATAAAAAACAGTATTTTTAATATTTTTACCACCGCACCAGGTCAAAAACTACTTAATCCAACATTTGGATTAAATCTTCTATATTATCTTTTTACAGGAATTACTGAAGAAAATGCAAGAATGCTTGGAGATACAATTCTTAAAGGAATAACAAAATTTGAACCAAGAGTTACGGTTGACTATATAAACATTACAACCAATTACGAAAACCAAGAATATACAATAGACCTGTTTTTATCGGTCCCCTCATTAAATATTAAAGGATTGCAGATAAAGGGAACTTTGGCTGAATCCGGATACTACTTTAACTAAAATGGCTGACAACGAAATAACAAATCAAAACTTTCCACTTTCATTCAATAGCTACGCTGCTTTTGATGCGACTTCTCTTAAAACATTGATGCAGCAAAGACTTATTGATGGTGGAGTTTTTACGGATCAGATTTTCGAAGGTTCCAACTTCAATAGTTTACTAGATGTCATTGCATACAGTTACCACGTTCTTCTATTTTATTTGAACAGAACAGCAAATGAAGCTTCTTTTACAAATGCACAGCTATATGAGAATGTTAATAGAATCGTAAAACTTCTCAATTACAATCCAATTGGAATTCAAACTTCCGTTCTTTCATTTTCAGCAGCCGCCACCGATTCTCTCGTGGAAGGAATATACACAATTCCAAGATATTCTTATTTTTCGATAAATGATACGAATTATTCTTTCACCGAAGATCTCACTTTTTCCAAATCTGTAAGTGGAACACAAGTTTTAAATGATTTAAACGAATCGGGATTACTGTATCAAGGATCATTTGTTCAGTATCCAATATATGTCGCAACGGGAGAAGAATTTGAAGAATTCAATATAGTTTCAACGGACATTGATGGTAATAATGATTTAATAGATCATAATTTTATTCATGTCTATGTTAAGTCTGGAGGAAATCCTTGGAAAGAATATAAATATGTAAATAGTTTATACTTGGAGTCTTATTTATCGGAAACGTGTGAAATAAGATTAAATGAAAACCAAAGATATACTATTAAATTTGGAAATGGCGTTACTGGGAAAAAGTTAAATCAAGGCGATTTTGTTTCCGTTTTCTTCTTAAAAAGCGATGGGCCTAATGGTGAAACGGGACCAAATGTTTTAAATGGATCTAGACTTTTTGTGTACAATACCGAATTATATTCGGAAATAATGAATGAGATTAGAACAACTGGAACAAATATTCTTAATATCACGCAAGCTGCTCAGTTGAACTTCACGAATAATCTCCCATCTTCTAAATTCACATATCAAGAAGATTCAAAAAACATTAAAAACAATGCAAGAAATACATATAAAACACAATATAGACTAATTAATGCATTGGATTTTGAAAATTATATTAAAAATAATTTTTCAAATTTAATTCAAGATGTTAAAGTTGTAAACAATTCGGATTACGTCGAAGGGCATCTACAATATTTGAATGAGATTGGACTATCCGAGCCAAACTTGGACAGTAGAATTCTTTTCAATCAAGTTAATTTCTCAAATTCTTGTAATTTTAACAATATTAATTGTTATTGTATCCCAAAGATTCCTCAAAATGAAACTGCAAATTTTAATAAATTTTTGAGCATTGGATTAAAAAATAAAATAAAAGACACATTAAATCCTTTAAAAATTTTAACATCCGAAATTGTATTTCAAGATCCAGTTTACATGGAAGTTGGAATTGGAACTGCATCGTCGGAAGAAATTAGCAACGATATGTTGTATCCTGAAATAGTTTCCGAGACTAAACTTGTTGTTAAGAAAAAAAGTCAATCATTTGTCAGCAACAGTTCAATCGTGGAAAACATTGTCAATGCTTTTAGAAATTTCTTCGATAATCAATCTTTAGGTAAAAGTGTAGAAATGGACACGATTAACGCTTCGATTCTTTCCTTAAATGGGGTGGAATCTTTTACTACCGAAAGAATGGTAAATGGTCAAAATATAGTAATAAACGGATTGAGTCTTATTATGTTTAATCCCGTTTATTCTAATCCAAAAGAAGACATTCAAATAATCAACCAAACACTGGTTCTTCCGTTTTTCAAGGCACCTTATTATGGTAATTATGACGTCTTGAGACAAAGCATCGTAGTGAAATAATTATGATTCCAACATCAGCTGTAAGAATAGTTTGTAAAGTATTTGATGACGAAAGAGCACCGGAATATTTCGAATCATATACTGTTGATAATACGAGTTTTTACTTTTCATTAAGCTGGAGCGAGAATTTCACTGAAAGATCATTCTATTCAAATGATATTATAGCGTGGGATTTCGGTGATGGTACAAATTTTACAGGAGCCTCAGCCAAACATTTTTACAAGTTCCCAAACAAATATAGTGTAAATGCCACTATTTTCGACAAAAACGGAGAATCGCATATCGTTTCACTTGGAAATGAATTAACCGCATCAAATGTGTTTCCGGATTACGTTTATATTCATCATCCGGAAAACCAAGCGATCAGATTATAGTCACAAGATACAATTCTTGGCAAAATGAAAAATACCTAATAGATAACAATTATACTGTAAATTTATACGTATCAGGAAGTAAAAGCGAATACATGGGTTTATCTTCTTATTATACGAACAAATATAGTCACCTTAAAGCATATCATGGCTTTGTGAGCATTTATGTAAATGATAATAATTATCTACAAAGCAAGCTTGTGGAAAGCACTAGAACCAATTCCGTTTCGGTTTTTGCTGTTCCATATACAACTGGACCACTGAATCAAGATTGGACTATAAAATTCAATTTTTACAACGAAGAAGTTGAGGGATCTTCTTTCGTCGGCTCCAGCGGTACAAATAGAGAAATAGAATACGTTTACTTCATAGATCAAAAAACATCAGGAAATCCTGCAAATCAAGTTGATATTATATATGCATCGTTTGATTCAAAAAATTTTTCAGATCCTGATATGGAAAATAGAAATTTAGGGAATTTATTGAAAAGAATGGATCAAGGTTATTTAAATTTACCTTGGTCTGGTCAAATTGTAAAATCAATATTCAATTCTGTTGATTATTTGAGAATAACGAGTAACGGAATATCAGTTGAAGGTAACAATACTAGCATAGGAAACCTATCTGCTCAGATTGTGTATCCATTCGACATTTATCCTGTGAAATGGAGTGGAGTTAAAGTGCCTTTCGTTGCAACTTTTAAGGATGATAAAAACTATACAGTAAAAACATATGATCCAATTTACAATTATCACAGTGGACAATTCAATAACGATTTAAACGACATTAATCTAAAACTTGTAAAATATATAAACAGAGACGTTCCTCCAATTGAATTGACAGATGCTGTTTTCGAAAAGAATGAAAGAGTTCCACAATACAACAACTCGCCATACTTTGCTGGTACTGTGGAATTACCATGTGAAGCGACAACAGTTGCCATTTCAGCAACTTTAAAAATCCAAGACACTCCTGTTGCTAAAAATTTCACAATATATGGGTATTTGGCGCAAACCGGACTACCAAAAGTCAAAAGATACGAGAAAATAAACGTTTTCGATCATTGTGGAACAACAGAACTGGATTTTTATTACGATAAAAACCTTTCAACTCTTTCAGAAACATCAACCGCGAATATGCATATATGTTTCTCTCCTTTAAAATATTTAGATAAGGATAAAGAAAATAGGGTTTTTATATTGGATGCTGATAATGAGAAAATATATAAAACCGATGTGGATGGAAATATTGCTTCAATAATGTCGCTTTCATCGATGCAATACCAGCCAGATCCATCTATTGCTCCCGTTCCCAATTCTTTTTTGAATGAATACGGCATGGCTTCCCCAATTTGGTGTTGTACTGATAAAAATGGAAATGCATATGTGAGCTTGGCTGATTCAGTTTCTTCTATAAAAATAAATTACGGGAACGATATTGTCAGTAGAGTTTATGTCCCTCCTTTTGAAAATTCCGAACTTTATCAATCAAACTATTATATGATGTCAACATATCAGGGATTTGTTGGAGAAAACACAATAATTCCAAGTTGTATTGATATTGATTCCGATGATAATGTTTATGTCGCATATACCCATCCTCTATCCAATTTCGTATGCAAATTTAAAAATGATGGTACATTTGAAAGCATTATATATTTCAACTCATTGGAAGTCCCTCAAGAAATAATAGTCGATGCCAATAAAAACATTTGGGTTGGTATTGAAAATTTAAATCAATCCTCTTCTATAAATTACGAAAGAGACGATTTGGTTTATTTCGTAAATGGGAATACTTTGGAAAAAACTACAATAAGAGGAATCGAGGGAATTGGAACAATGAGCATAGATTCAAATCAAAATCTATACGTTCTTCATAAAACAAATACAATATCAAAGATTGATGCGAATACAAAAGTAAAAACGGATTATATTTTTGGATATCTTGGTGATCAAAATTATTATATAAAAGATATCGGCGCAATAGCAGTTGACTCTTCTGGTGAACTTTGGGTCGTTAACAATGTGGATGGTTTTCTTTATTTCGCAGACACTCAAAATCTAAATTTACCTCTTTCAGGATTACCTCAAGAAAAATTAAAAGATTTAAGTCTAAGACCAATTCAAAATATGCAAGCTGTATATTCCGTATTGGGAGATTGGACCGGATTTAGATGGATAAACAAATTTATCAAAACGGAAATTCCTGAACCTAGAATTGTAACAGGATTGAGTACATATTTTGATATATTGAATCCAACACCTACAGTTATAAAATACGGTGAAGAGTTTGATTATTTAACACAAATAAAATCATACATTCTTCAAGAATCATTATTTGATAAAAAAGTTTTACTCGATGATTTTGTGGGTCAAATTCTAGGAAAAAACAAAAATGTCGAAGAAATAGGAAAAGTCATTTATGAGAAAATTTCAAATTTCGTTGCCAATAATTCGGATATAGAAACCTGCAATATTCAACAGCTAATGTCATTTGCTGACCAAACTGGAACCGACTTGAATGCGTATCTTTATTCATATCCTCCATCTATAAGGAGAGCAGTTGATTTACTTTCAATATGTCATAAAAAACTATTTGGATCTCCAAATTCATACAACAGAAATTTCGCATTATCCGCTTACACTTATCTGGAAAACAACAATCTAGGAAAAGAAATACATATCGAAAATGGAACATTTGTTGCAGGAAATCCAATTGTAACTTATGAAATTTTTTCAGAAAAATACAAACTCATAACAAATACTGTCATTGATGGTTATAATTATGGAGACATTGTTCCTCTGTCCGGAGTTAATTACAATTGGGGATGGGAACTTGTAACAGGAACAAGAGAACAATCTGGATCTGAACTTTCAGTGTATTATAAATTTTATGAACATGTTCCTAATAAAACATTGGAAATAAAAGATAATATTATCAATTTCGATTCGGATTTCACGACAATCACACCATCTCAATCTTCTTTTAAGGATTGGTCCAAATTCGGAGGATATATGGACAAGATTCTTTCTTATGGTTTTTACAAAGGGCTAAAAATGATTGGCGATAATGAAAAGACTACTTGTCTTTGATTCCGTTCGCTCTTCGGTAAATAACTAAACGAACATGGTGTTTTCATTTCTACCATACAGTATTGTAAACGATTCTCCTAATCCGAAAGACTGGGAGTCTCCATATTCTTTTCTTGCATTCATGCAATATCAGAATTTTTCTAACATTGATGCAAATGAGCAACTTAAATCATATCAAAACTACGTAAACACGTGGGCAAGTAAAAAAAATCTTAAAAAGTCAGAAGAAAATGCAATTGTAAGAGATGCGTATGTTAATCTTTTAAGAGAGATTACATTAAACTTTTCAACAGAAGAAGAAAAAAGATTCATATTAAACGCTGATTTTAATGATGATTCGGATTTGGATATCATTATTCCATTTTTCATTCAAAAAATAAAACAAATATCTCTTTATTATAGTGATAAAAGAAAAGAAGTAAAAAATAGTCTAATAAAATATAATCTAAAAGGAAGCAATTTTGGCGTTGAAACGATTGTCAAAAAACTTGTTTATGATTATATTGACAATAATTTAAGAACAAATAGAAAACAATTATCAGCGTTTCACACAAATTTCGACGTTTCTATCGTGGAAACATACTCGGATTCGGATATTTTTTACGATAATCCTGAAAATACGGAACATACTTTCACAAATAAAATAGATCCAAATATTTTCATAAACATTAAACAATCAATTGTTGATGCGATATCAGCTTATCCATTTTATTTGAAAAATTCAAAAACCTCATATATTTCTAATTTCACATATAATCCAATTTTAAGTGGAACTGAACTACAATATTTGAAATCAAGAGATTTTATTGATTACATACAAAATGGTCAGGATAGTTTAAAAATAAATCTTTTCAAATCACTTTATCCGAAGTTTATTGGAACAAATTTTTATTATCTTTCCACAAATTCGGAAAACAAAAGTGTTTCCGGTTTGCTTTTTGATTCCAATTCATTTGATGGGCAATATTTAAACAAACATTTTCCAACAACAATTTTAACGGAATCGTTGGAAAACATTTATAGCATATATGAAGTTGGTGGATTTTTTGTTCCTCAAAACCAAGGAATTCTAATTTACAATACACCAAAGAAAGCATATCAAATTGATTCTTCTAAAATTGATAGAGATAAAATTTATATTTTCCCAGATCCAAATAAAATTGGAAATACAATTTACACATCTGGTCAAGAAAATGAAAATGTACCACTCGTTTATTTGATAGATGTTGAATGGAATAGAACTAAAATATCAAATGGTTATAGGTTCAATGATGTATTGAGTAATAATTACAATCAACTTTTTTACGGATATCAAAGCAGACAGCAAAATACAAAAGTATCAACCGAAGGCATAGCAAAAGTCACAGATAACGTTACATTTTGGAAGGGAGACAAAAATTTTACTTGGGATGGGACATTGGATTCCAACATATTTCCAATAGATAAAGACAAAGAAGAACTATTGTTGGATGAAGGAATTGCTGTTGATTGGTATTGTGATGAATCTTCAAATGAGTTTGGTTTGTATAAAAAAGTAGGAAGCTATTCCAAACCGGATTTTGCTCCAAGTGCAACCCCTCCTCCTTCACAAACTCCAACGCCTACGCCTGATAAAACCCCCACTCCTACTCCAAGCATTACACCAACCAATACACCAACTGAAACTCCAACACCAACTGAAACTCCAACACCAACTGAAACTCCAACACCAACTGAAACTCCAACACCAACTGAAACTCCAACCGTCACACCAACTGAAACTCCAACACCAACCATCACTCCGACTCCTAGTGAAATACCATGATTGAAACAAATGATTTGACAGTTGAAATTAAGGGAAATGTTAAAATTTGTGCTAATTTTTTCAAGTCAACGCCTACGCCAACTCAAACTCCAACTCCTTCCATCACGCCAACTACAACCCCAACTGTTACAATAACTTCAACTTCTACAAACACTCCCACACCAACAGTTACTCCAACTAATACAGTAACACCAACAAACACACAAACACCAACAGTTACTCCAACTAATACAGTAACACCAACAAACACACAAACACCAACAGTTACTAACTAACACACAAACACCAACAGTTACTCCAACTAATACAGTAACTCCAACTAACACACAAACACCAACAGTTACTCCAACTAATACAGTAACTCCAACTAACACACAAACACCAACAGTTACTCCAACTAATACAGTAACTCCAACAAGAACATTAACTCCAACGCCAACACCAACTGAAACTTTGGGTATAGTTAACTTTAATGTTCAACAAATATATACGATTGGTGGCGAGAAATTATATCCAATTTGATTTAACATTTCCCATTTAATTAAATATGTATATGTCAATGTTGAATGATGGGGGATTGATTTCCGACTCAAATACAGTTTTCCAAGAAAGAGAATCACCAGAGGTTTCTTTGTATGAAAAGAAAAATGTGGTTCAGGGTAAGATATTTGTAAGAAACAATTATCATGGAAAAACAAGCAACATTGTTGACACGCTTTCTTCTATTTTTTCCAAATATCCAAGTATTGTAAAAAATGAAGTTGAAAGTAAAAGTTTAAAATTTTTCCTTATAAACAATATATTTGTTATAGAGACGGAAAATTATGTAGTAAGTGATGCTTATTCTTATGATATAGATACAAATATATTCAAAAACATCAATACGAAACCTTTTTATAAGAAAAAGGGAGAAGTGAATCCGTACTTGGATGTTTTTATAAATCCTTGGTATGATGAAAAATTTCAAAGAGTTTTTCTCGTATTTCTAACAACTCAAAACAATTCTCTCTCATCTTCAAACTATAAACAAATTGTACCTGAAATTTATGCAACAGATGTTAAAAGAGTGGATTATAAAAAAATATATCCACTTAATGACATGGATACAAGGGTTTATTCTCTCTCTACATCTTTGGGAGTTCTTCCAGAAATAAACTTATTTGAATATGTTGGTGGATCTTTCAAAAAAAATCCCGTATTGAACGAATTCAATTTAACATATATGGCAAGAAACGTAAATGCATTGCCATTTGTCATTAATGAAAAATTATATTATCAATCTGAAAATAATACATTTATATCAGAAACTCCGATATTACTAAAACCTTTTTATTATATATTAGACAATAATTATTCCAATCCAGAAATGCCTTATTATGTAAGAGGAATTTCAAATAAAGCGGCATATATTGGTGGAAAGGACGATTATAAATTAAAAATCGTAGAAAACGTCGATGAAAATGGTTTAAATTATGCATTTGCCTCTAATTTGGATGTTCTTCGAATCAATAAAGTAGGGAAATATGTAATTCAATTTGATTGGGAATCATATAATAATGTTAACTTTTTTGTAGGATGTTCCGCGATTAATGTTAAAGAAATAGGTAGTGATGTTTTATTAAATTATGGAACGGAATTTCAATATTTAAGTGTTTCCAATAAAGTTTATGAAATTTCCAATTTTTACATAGGTAGCGAAGAATTTAAAGTTGATGTTGTTAGACCAACATATCCCGATAATGAAATCTTATATGTAAATGTTTATGCAACAAGCGGAACCGCATTCTCTGCCAATTTATGTGATGATTCTATCTATGCCATACTTTCAATTGATAAAACAGGATCTGGTTATGGATATGTGTTGTTAGATGAGAATAACTGTATATATTGCAATGATTATTGCGAATACATGTATCCAATTGGAACTACTGTGACATTAATAGCATCTGCGGGATACGAGAGTTTATTCATGGGATGGAGTTGTGAGGATATAATTCCAAGCCAAACTCCCACACCAACCAACACACAAACACCAACAGTAACTCCAACTAACACGGTTACTCCAACCAACACTCAAACACCAACAGTTACTCCAACCAATACAGTAACTCCAACTAACACACAAACACCTACAGTAACACCAACTCCTTCAGTAACATCAGGAGCAACTCCCACACCAACCAACACACAAACACCAACAGTAACTCCAACTAATACAGTTACTCCAACAAACACTAAAACGCCAACACCAACACCCACTGTAACCCCCACTCAAACTCTTTTAGGTATTGTGACATTTATAAATAACGATCAAGTGATACGATTTGACAGTGGAGATTCATTATTTAAATTTATTTGATTTTGAAAATTGAATCGATTTTGCCCCCTGAATCTTAAATAAGTATATGACATCGTTGACTATTGTTGTCACAGGCACATACATTTCACCATTCAGCGCATCAGACACTTATGATGTTCTACATGGAGGTTATTTAATTGACCCCATGGCTGCTCCTTTGTCATTTTTTTATCCCACAAGTGTTTTTGGTGGAGAAATTTCAACAATTTTTTCAGAATATATCAGCGGAGGTGAAACTGATATATCATATGATGATTTGCCAGAAAATGAATTGACTTTAAATGGTCATTATGCTTTCTGTGATTCAGAGGTTGTTTTTGATTTTTCAGAATTCGATCAAACCGAATCCAAAATTATCAAAATTATTTTTTACCCCGATAATAATTCTGAAGCTCAAACTTACGATTCTTTCTTATCCGCTGGACAGTTGATATATCCTCAACTGAATTCTATAAAATCCAATTATTACCCAAGTGAACAATTTTATACTTTATTTTATCCAAAATTTCAAATTTACTATGAAGATGGTAATTTGGTAAACATATCAATACCATTAACATCTGTACAGTGTGGTATTTTTGATTCTTATAAAGATAAAACAATAGTTGAATCAGTACCATCATATAAAGACACATCAAAAATACTTCTTTTCATTAATGACAATTCAAATAATGAATTAATTTTAACAAATATATCAACATCTCTTCAATTCGAATTGGAAGAAAATATTCAGCAACTTCCATTCACACCGGAAGTTCCGCTTGCAATTCCTCTTGGCACGGGATTATTGCAGCAAATTTTTAACACTACTATTCAGATACCGCTTCCTCCAGTAAATGAAAATCCGGTTATTCCAACACAACCAACCCCAACACCAACTCCAGTTTATGGTCAAGGTATTGTTACTCTTATAGATAAGATTCAGATGAGAGAATTGGGTGGTGGTCAAGACATTTATCCATTGACAGACAAGGGAATAGTTAGTTTTGAAGATTATCAGATAGTATCTTTCGCAAATCAAGACATGTATCCATTTATTACGGGATTAAATAATAACATTGTTACATTTGTTAATAGTGGAAATGTTATTCGCTTTGGTGGATCGGAACTGGAAACCTTCATCTAAATAGTTTATAGGATTGTTTCCAAAAATGCTTACAAGATTCATATCAGACCAGAGTTACGATACAATGAATGTGGAATATCCATTCGATGAGAATTTGGATATAAAAAACATTCAATTAAATGTTGATGGTAATTTGAATTACAACATTATTCCTAGTTTTAAAAATACAAAAGATATTAAGACGAATAATTATACTGTAACCATTTTGTCCAGAAATGACAATCTTAGTGGTTTTTTGGATTATAAAAATGAATTATTGGATGGTCAAAATGAACTTTCTTACATATATTCAAATTCAACCCCATCATTCAACAACAATGCAATTTTTTGGAAAATCGATGGAGAAAATGTAAAAGTCAATGGATCTTTCAACGATTTAGGTAGAAAAAACATATTTCAAGTTGATTTTTTGGATGATGAAAAATGTAAAATATATCACGAAAGAAATAATTTAAAATATGTTTTAGCATATTCCCTTGCATTGAGTTCAGTTAAAATGGTTTGTTTAACAGCGACAAATATTGATAATTATTCGACAGAACTCAACTATGTTTTAGAAGAAAACGGAATTGTTTTTTATGTTCAAAGTAAAATTGGAAATTATGCGATCAAAAAAAAGAACAGCGATCTATTAATGACATATGTTTCCGCATTTTCAAATGATAACAATTTTTATATCAAAAGAAAACAAGAAGTGGATGGAATCGCTAATATAAACAATTGGGTATCATATAACGATACTTTCAATCAAAATAATTTGGAAGTGAGCAAAACAAGAAGCCACTTTGACATAAGAAACAATCAACTCTTTACCGCAACAATTAATTCCATAGTATCATCTCTTCCCGTCAATGTGATGACATTGAAGAATCAATTAAATCAAGAAAACGATCAAAGCAGAGGTAATGTTTTTCTTGGAGAAAATGAAACGAACTTAAAAGAGTATGAAAGCATTTTCACAGGTGGTTATAGAAATCAAGGATACGATAAAATCAATTTAGGATATACTGTCTATACTACTCCTTTTTTATTCAAAAGTGGAAAAACGACATATTTTCATGTACCGCACGACATATATCCATACGAAAAATTGAATGTTAATTCCAGTAAACTTGCGGAATCTGGTGCAGTTGGTGGAAATTGCCCATTAAACGGTGATAAAATATGGAAGAAACTTAAAGATTATCGCAACACATCCCCCCATTCCAATCCAAGTGAAGAGAATACTGGTCAATGGTTGTGTACTTGGTTATCGGCTGGAAATCCAAACACAAGACCAATATGGGTTGATAGATATTATAAGCCCTCCAAAACGACACCTTATGTTGCATTGTCCGCAACTGCAACGGAAATAATTTATAAAGATAGTTTTGATTGCATGAATCTGGAAGAAGATATTTCGGATGTTAAAAGCAGCCTAACATTTGAAAGGGGATGTTACTATGCATACATGCACTTGGGTAAAAATGACTATGAAAATTTGATAGTGGACTCCCTTTCTTCCAGAATATTACATAATAATATAGATTCTTACAAGAGAACTAATTTTCTAGCACTGGATAACACAACAGGAGAGTACAAATTCGATGGAAAAACATTCGGCTTTATCGAATCAAATAAAGACTTCAATCAAAATATAGCAACCTTTTCATTATTCTTGGAAAAACAAGATTGGAGCGTTCCAAGTGGAAACATGATTTTCGGAAATTATGTAAACAATGGATTTGGTTTTTACAATTACATTTTAACAACTCCTTACAATATTCTCAAAAAAGACAAAAACACAATATCCATTTTGAATAACAATTTCAAATATGTGGACGATCTATCCACTGAAAATATAACACTTTGTTCGATTGCAGGAATATCCAGAAGAAATGGATTTGAGGATATTCATATAATCACAAACGATTTCAGAATTATAGAATTGAACTTGAGAGGAACTATTGTAGATTCCAATTCAGCTATTGGTGATGCACTGTCACTAAAATCCACAGATAAGATATTCTCCATAACAAACGACGAGAACTATTGCTATGTTGCAACATCATCCGGAATTGCAGCAATCGATTTAAACACAAACAATGTCTCCAGCATTACAGCAAAAGACACAATAGGTTCTGGTGATTCTTTTGAACTTATATCGGATTCGAATCAAAATGTATATAAGGTATATGGTGATCAGCCAGTATTACGGGAAACTAAAATATTTTATCTTTCTTCAAATGAGATAAAAGCATACTATACAGCACTAAGTTCCGTATCATCTTATATAACAGCTGAAAACAGCATAGATTGTTTTGGAATAACAAAAGACAACGAAGTGGAGTTTGTTTCCAACGGAAAATTCCACCATTACGATGAAAACAATTTCAAGTTTTCATTTTCACTTTCATTGAGCACATATTCCTTGAGTGCAAAACAATTGTCTTATTGTGAAAAGTTCGAATACGGTGAACTTAGAAAGTTTAAAAACATACTTTGCCAAAATTCAAATGAATCATATATCATTCAACTGGATGAAAAAAATAATCAAAATCTTATTAAATTGAATCAAAAATACGATTTGATACAAAATAATTTGGATATAAGTAATTATAATCATAATATTCAATGTCTAAGTGCAAAATACAACGAAAGCAACTATCATTTCAAGGCTAGACTCTTGAATAGAATAAACATAGAAGATTTTACAGATATTGTCTTTATTATAAAATCGGAAGACCTTTCCACTGGTTATAGACACTTTGTTTTTAGCATCGATTGTTACAATGGAGTTGCGAAATGCTATTTGGATGCAAGGCTCTATCAAACAGTGAATTTTGAACCTAGAAAATATATTTTAACGAAAACATTCAATGAAAGAATACATTATGGCGCGAATGTTTATTTTAATGGTGTCCCCGCATTCAAGTACATGAAAGATGAAAGCGATTTCACATGTTCTAAAATGAATATAAAAGAAAACTTTCTAATAAACAAATTCTTGGATGAATTTGAAGTAATGTATTTTTATTCCAAAATACACCCTCCAAATGATTTGGTATATAACATGCCATCCGGAACAAGAAGCTTCATAGATAGTATGGACAAGCTTTTCGACTTCAATGTTCCAATGTACAAGAGTGGAAGTTTCAAATTTAACATTCTTAATTCGGGAATTAAAGATTCCAAGATCCAAAAAGACGTGGAAGATTATGTAAGAACAAGAATAAATGAATTTCTACCATTCTATGGGAAACTTTTGGGATTTGAATGGATCAATACTGTAGCAAAACCTCTTGCATTGGAAGGTGATTACAACATTTCCAATTCTCTCACAAATATATCGTAACTATGATCAACATTAAGACAGAATTTTCAAAAAGCAATTTCAACTATGATAGAAGGTTGAATGTTTACGATATTTTGCCTTTCAAGAATGAATATTTAATACAACCCAATGAATTGTCTTATTATAAAGCATTCAATATGAAATTATCATATCTTTATGATAATTTTCTTTATATATATAGTAGATGTTTCGTTGCGAATTTTGAAGTACCCACAACATATACTGGATTTATAGGAGTTACCGGAACGAGTATTGGAATATACCAAAACTTCACAAATTCAATGCCATTCTCCAATGCTGGTTTTTCAAATTTGGACAATGCTAAAAACGCCACAGTATATAAAGACGGCGATTCTTATTATTTTTTCATAAACTGTCTTTCCGCCATCAATGTATTGAGATACAATGGGAATAACAATTTTTGCCAAGCATGTCCCAATATCATATCAACTGTTGATCCTGTTTCGGGAGAACTCAGGTTTCAAAAAATAAGCGATGTATCTGTTTTCAATGACAAATATCTCTGCGTAACTGATGAAAAATTGGACATTGTTTACAAATACGATTTGGAAACATATTTTTCAAACGATAACATATACAAACAATCGTCATCCGCATTTGGAAGAAGATTGTTTTTACAAGACAGTGTTGGAGGCCAAGGAGGGAGATACAATTCTATAAAATTCGAAACTCCTACAAATATGGCAACTTACGGGGAATTGATTCTAATAGAAGATTATGGAAATAAAATCCTGAAGTTGTACGATTCCCATTTGAATTTTCTTTCCTATAAAACTCTTTTAACTCTTTATAAAAACATTACATCTTTCCAAAATATTAAATTTAAGGATGAAAATACAATTTACGGTATAACGGAAAATGGGTATTATGTTTTTGATATAGATTCCGAAAACTATAAAATCACATTGAATTCTTTTCAATCATTATCTTCTGTTCTTTATGATAATGAAATTGTAATCGATTTGGAATTCTGTAAATATGAGAAAGATATATTCTATATATTGACTGACAAGGCACTCATTAAGAAATGGGAATATAGAAAAGATGAAATCATAGGAAGAAAGAATGCTTCTGATTTTGGAACGGGATCTGAATTTAAGTGGATTTCCACTGCAACTAAAACATTATCTTCTGATAATATTTACATATATGCATGGAATTCAACTGCAAATGCTAATCAAATTTTAATTTACGAGGACGAATTAGATTTGATAAGCATTTTTGGAAATGATGATTTTAAAGTATATTCCAAAAATGATATTTTCGTTAAGAAAAATGAATGGAACCAAGCATGGGTCTATGAAAAAAATCTAAAAAAACTAGTAAAGAATATTGATTTGTTGAAAAACAATATCTATTATAATTTGATAAGAAAAGATGGAGATTTCGGATCGATAACGGATATCAAAAAGATATATAATCAATTTTTATTTATCTCTGATCAAATTGAATATAAAAAAGATTTTGTAATTGGAGTGAATGAAAATTTCCAAGCATCTGTGATAAACAGGGAACTTGACAAGATATATGATTTGGAAGAAAAAACATTAGATTTCGTTAATTTGGACAATTCTTTGGATTATTATGCAAATATAGATGTAGAAACGCCTCTTCCAACTCCAACTCCAACATCAACTCCAAATCCTACGCCCACTATAACTCCAACTATAACCCCCACGCCAACTGTAACTCCTACTCAAGGACAACAAGGGCTTGTAACATTTATAAATTTATCGGATATCGTGAGATTTGACAGCAATGATCCTCTATTTCCGTTTGCGTAACATTAAATAACAATATGGCTGGCTTTTTTAGATTACATAACAAATTTCACAGATCATCGCACCACACTTTGTCAAGTGCCTCGGTGCTGGATCAAGGTCTAGATCCCATTGCAAGCCAGCAAGAACCATTCAATGGTATTTTTTATAATATCTTAACAGATCAACAGGGGTCGTATGAAATCCCCACAAATTCCTATGAATGGTATAGCACATATGCCTCAGTTTGTTCATTGTCTTCCAATTGGGATTCAATTGGAACAACATACACCACAGTAAAGGCTAATAGTGCGAATTGGGGAAAGGGATTCAGTGCATATTCCACATTATGTGCAAATTCCGCAAATTGGAGTTCAACATATACCACAGTGTGTGCAAACAGTGCAAATTGGGCTAATGAATATGTTCTCTATACTAACAGAGTCCAAGAAAACACAAGATCGAAAACGTTCAGTGGATATAATTTAACAATCAATGGCGATAATACGGTGGATTGGAATTTGGATATTGCTCAAGTTGCATTTTTAACTCTTGATAGAAACGTCACAATTAAAAATCCAGTTCCATCCACAATGAAAAATGGTGGATTGTATAATTTATATGTTGTACAGGGTTCCCCATCTGGTGGGTATAGTTTGACTTTTGAAAGTAACTATTTGTTTCCTGTTGGTGTTAATATTGCAACAGATATCAACTTCGCATTATCTGGAACCACGATATTCAATTTTCTCTGCGATTCATATTTCATGTATGGGGAATTTTATAAAACAAATCTAATTCCCGTTAGCCCAACTCCAACACCAACAGTAACCCCAACCTTGGGTGCATCTCCGACACCCACCCCAACTCCAACACCAACACCGTTGAATCAAGTCATATCGTTTGTTAACAATGATCCGATAGTATTTTTCGGAAGCGGTGATAATTTGATCCTATTCCCATAATGAGACATGAACAACCTCATTTTTCACAACAATTTTCACAGAAGCAATCACCACACGGTATCTTCCTTTGGATATCCTGAGTCGGCAAGAGACCCAATTGCTTCTCTACAATTCCCTTTTCAGGGAATATTCTATAACGATCTTTATACAATAGATGGTATTTTTATTACAAAAACAGATAGTTATGACTGGTGGAGTGCATATAGTATAACGAATTCCAATTCCGCAACTTGGGAAAAATATTTAACAACATATACAACGGTTTGTTCAAACAGTGCATTTTGGAATGAATATTGGACTGTATATAACAAATTAAAACCACTTTCCGCGAATTATGAATCCACCTTTTTAACA